CATGTTATACTCTTTTCTCCAATCTTGTCAAGGATAGATTGTTCAATAGATTCTGCTGAATCTTCAGCAAAAACGTTGAATCTAGCGTGATGATCGTAAGCCCAGATGTTAACTAAGAAATTTTTCATGATTATTTCTTTCTTAAATTTAAATTGTGGCGGAACTATGTCCCGCCACAAAATATACTGATTATGCTCCCGGTGATCCGAAAATACCTCTCCAGTCAGAGAACCCAAATGAGTATCTCTCTCTGGCTTTGTATCTTACGTTTCCAGTTGTGAAGTCACCTTCCATAGCTGTTTTCATCGGTGATCTAACGAAATGTTTTAATCCATTAGGCACGTCTGTTTTAATGAAAAACGCATCTGTATCAGTTAAGTAATGATTCACAGTATAACCTTGTGGAATCATTCCCATAGATACAACTGCATTGATATCATTATCAGCTGTTGCAACTCTTTGAGAAGATTTCATTAATCTCTCTGCTGTAAATTGTAAAGCTGAAGGTACAATTAACTTAGTACCTTTAGCTGCAATTTTAAGACCTCTTTCATCAGTCATCGCAGCAATGTCAATCAGTGCTTGCTCTAGTGATGTTTCGTTAAGGTCTGCTGCAGTAGATAACTCATTCTGCTCTGTTCCAGAAACAATTGGGTGATCTGTAGCACAAAGCTCTTTACCATCCCCACCATTTGCTGTTCCGAACGCATTGTTTAACACATTAGCTGCTTTCACTTGTTTAGTGTTAGCCATTGATCTCGCTAAAGCTTTTGTATATCTAGACGCAAGTCTGTCGTACAAGTTATCTTCAATCGCTTCTTCAGTGATTGAAAACGCTAAAGCAAGCGTTTCATGTGTGTAACGAGATGTGTAAGTTTCTTGTGCATTGTCGAAAGAAATTGAAGTTCCTTCAGCTTTGATTGGTGCATTTGCGAAACCAGATAACATTACTTCTTCTTCAAAAGCTCTGTCACTGTTTTCAGTGTCAAAAATCTCAGCATGCTCGTTAGCATAGTTTTTGTATTCCAAGCCGAATAGTGCATTCAAACCTGGCTCTAGTTCTTTAACTAGTTGTCCTCTTGATATAGCCATTTTTTATTCTCCTATTCTGCTATTATACGCCAGTTGCTGTCATGTAGAAGTGTTCGTTGATGATCACTTTAAAATTACAATTAGCTGATGATAAATCGCTATTGTCTGGATCGTCCGAAACTCCGATGATTCGCAAGTTGGCTGTAGTTGTTGATTGAGTATCCGTTATTTCAGTTTTAGAAACAAAATGCGGAGTTACACCTGCACCAACAGCAACATCAGCGTTTGTAAAAACGTCTAATTGTTGAGTTGCGCCTGATGCATCCGATTGTACTTCATAAACTTGATGCGGGTCGTCAGTTATAAACGCTTTGATATCAGTAGCTGCATTTGAAGCAACTAGGTGATTAGCAAAGGTTGGTTTTTTTGTTGAAGCGTCAGTAAAAAACACACCCTGACAAGAGCCCAAAAGAACTCCGTTATCAGTAGCTGCACCAATGCCAACAGTTCCTGCTGCCAAAGCAACCATAAGGTCGTTTTGCGCAAAAGCTGAAGCACATGCTGCTACTTCATATTCAGTAGCTGCGTTATTATCTGGTGACGATCCAATTTTGCCTAAGGGTTTTAATCCAAAAGCTGCGTCTTGGTTTGCCATATTTATCTCCTTTATTTACCCGAAGGTAAATGATTAATTTATTCGTTGGCAAAAATTACTAAAAAATTATTAGTCTTTTTTTGTACCACCGAAGGTTACACGAGTCTGTCTATCTACATCGATAGGCATACCTGGGTGCTGCTCCTTCAAAAGGTCATTTTCAATCGCTTCGTCTTTTGCTTTTGTGAGGTTATTAAAATATGCCTCACGCGATTTAACTAACTCTAAAGATATCCTAGCCAGCAATAGGCCACCAACTCCGATCACGCCCTTGTATTTTCCATCGTTAATAGTTGGATAGTCTATATCAGGATACTGGTCAGCTCTTACTAACTCATAACCTGATCTAAGTTTGCCGGACATGTTTTTTGTATCGTCAAAACCCATTGACTCGGCTCTTATCCATCTATGATGGTACCCGTCTGGTGCAGGGGGTGCATCTAAAGATGACGGTGGAGTCCAAACTTGCTTCTTAATTGTTTTAGCTCTTGTTTGACTCGCACGGGAAGTTTTTATTTTATCTGTACTCATATGCTTATGCCTCCTTCGTGATTTTTAATTGTTTCGCATACTCTTCTAATGGCACTCCTAATTTTTTAGCAATTGCTACCTG